GGCCCGCTTTGCGGCTAACCGAAGCGACGAACCTTTTTTCAATTTCAAGGAGATTCAAATGGCTATTTCGTTGTCAAACGCCTTTGTAACGCTCTTTGACGCGGAAGTTAAACAGGCTTACCAGGGCGTTGCTAAACTGGTTCCTGCTGTTCGTCAGCGTCGGGGTGTTGAAGGCTCAACCGTTAAGTTCCCGAAAGTGGGCAAGGGTGTTGCTACCGCCCGCGTTCCCCAGTCCGATGTTACCCCCATGAACGTCGGCTTCTCGACCGTTACTTGCACGCTCCAGGACTGGAACGCTGCTGAGTATTCGGACATTTTCTCGCAAGCAAAAGTCAACTTTGACGAGCGTTCTGAGCTCGTTAAGGTAGTGGCTAACGCTATTGGCCGTCGCCAAGACCAGCTCATCATCAATGCCCTGGCCGCTTCCAGCACTTCGCTGATTGTGACTGAGGACGAGGGTGGCACGGACACCGGCCTGAACGTGGCTAAGCTGCGCGCTGCCAAGAAGCTGTTGGATAAAAACAACGTGCCGATGGACAACCGCCACATCATCATCCACGCAAACAGCCTGTCGAACCTGTTGGCTGAGACTGCCGTTACCAGCGCTGACTTCAATACCGTCCGCGCCCTGGTGTCCGGTGAGCTCAATACGTTCCTCGGCTTTACCTTCCACACTCTCGGCGACCGCGACGAAGGCGGCCTGGCTATCGCTTCTTCTGAGCGTAAGCTGTGGGCTTTCCACCGCGATGCCATCGGCTACGCAGAGGGCATTGCCCCCCGCACCGAAATCAATTACGTTCCTGAGAAGACGAGCTGGCTGGTCAATGCTCTGTTCTCCGCCGGCGCAATTGCGATCGACGCTGAGGGTATTGTCGAAGTTCAAACCTCTGACGCTTAAGGAGATTGACAAATGGCATACTCAGCAACAGGTTTAATGCTCGTAGCCGGCTCAAAAGCTGGCAACGCCCCCCAAATGTGGACATACCAGTCGGCTGACGCCATCGGCGACATCGACGGTGCTGGCTACTTCAACGACGCATCCTCGATCCTCAAGGTCGGCGATCTGATTTACGTTTACTCAAGCGTTGGCGGTTCCGCTGCCTACGGTTTTGTGGTCGTGAACAGCAACTCGTCCGGCGTTGTGGACGTGTCAAGCGTTACCGCTATCGGTGCAACTGACAGCGACTAATTGATTAGGGATTACCCTATCAAGCACGGGGGCTGTGCCATTATTTGTGGCGCGGCCCCTTCTCTTTTTGAAGACCTAAACGCAGCCCGTAAGCTGCGGCCAGATTCCACCATCCTGGGCGTCAAATATGCCGCCTCTGTTGTGCCAGAAATAGAGCACGTCTGGACTCAGCATGGCGAAATGACTCTTAAAATTAAGGCCGCGGCCGGCAGGCCAATATGGGTACACGCTAGGCCACGCAAGTTCCAGGTCGGAACCGTAAACGGCATCCCAAGCATGAAAGAAGCCTATGACGCCATTGATTATCTTTGGCCAGGCCTACCCTATGCCGTTGGCTCCAGCGGCGTGGCAGGCGCATTATGGGCCAGGCATGGCATGGGATTTCAGGAAGTCATAATGGCCGGCATTGGACTTGATTGTGATTCCCTAAAATATGTCCAAGGGTATCCAAACGGATACAGCCAGCATGAGGGATATGCCAAAACCAGCCAAGTAGAGCATTGGCTAAAAATCCTCCAGAGGCACCAAGAGGAGGGCCTGACCGAAAACATATACTCAATGTCTGGTGCAACGCAAAAGATCCTTGGGGCTCCATGCTGATATCAGACGAATACCGCAAGCTCAATGAGCTGCTGCACAAAAACCAGAAATACGGGTCTAGGGTTAGGACTGCTATCTACCAGGACATCCAGAAGATCATGTCCGAGCTGGAGTGTGGTAGCCTTTTGGACTATGGGTGCGGCAAGGGCGAAATGGCCAAGCATCTGCCGGCCCATTGCTACGATCCGTGCGTCCCAGAGTTTGCTAGGCGCCCAGACCGCAAGTTTGACTTGGTGGCCTGTTGCGACGTCTTGGAGCACATTGAGCCAGACCACCTAAATGACGTTTTGGCAGACATCAGGGATTTTGCCGACAAGGCGGTGTACCTAGTCATTTCAACCCGGCCGGCATCTAAAACGCTAGCAGACGGCAGAAACGCTCATTTAATCGTCCAGCCAGGGGCTTGGTGGCTTGAGGCATTAACACAAAACTTTACCTTTTGGCAATTAACCATTACAAATACTGATATCTCGTCTATAACAGTCTTGGGGACAAAAGATGGCCGCCGGTGATACCGCCTTATCAATATGTTCCGACGCCCTGCAAATGCTCGGCGCAAAGCCGATATCATCTTTTACAGAGGGGACAGACGAGGCAAACGTAGCCGATAGCCTGTACCAAGACGTTAAGAAGCAGGCTCTACTGGTTTACCCTTGGTCTTTCATTTACAAGAAGATCCAGCTTGCTCAACTGCTGACCGCCCCGACCACTGAGTACAAATACGCATACCAACTGCCTGGCGACCGGATTGGCCCGCCAAGATCGGTGACCACAAGCGCCAGCCCCGGTGCTGGCACCATTCGTAATTATCGGATTTTTGGCGGCCAACTCCTAACTGACGAAACGTCAATCTACATTGACTACCCGTATGATGTGCAAGAGTTTGAAATGCCAGTGTATTTTGTGCAGCTAATGAAATACATGATGGCCTGGCACCTAGCCATCCCAATTACGGATCAGGTCGAAAAAGCTCAGTACTGGCAAAGCGTCGCTGTCGGGTCGGCAGACCAGAATGGCCGAGGTGGGTACACACGGATTGCCATGAACATGGACGGACAGGGCCAGCCAAACTTTGTGATCCAAGACTTTCCGCTGGTTGACGTGAGATTCTGATGGCCCGTTTTATCAACGTCCAGACCAACTTCTCAAGCGGAGAACTTGACCCGTTATTACGGGCGCGGGTGGACTTGCAGGCTTACAACAATGCGCTGGAAGAGGCGACAAATGTCGTCATTCAGCCGCAGGGAGGAGCTCGCCGTCGGCCGGGCACAAAGTACCTGATTAGCCTGCCAAACGCAGGATCGGACTCAGCTGCCAATGGCGTGCGCTTGGTGCCGTTTGAGTTCTCAACATCCGATTCCTATATGTTGTGTTTTACCCACAACAGGATGCACGTCTTCAAAAACAAGGCGCAAGTCCTTGATATTAACGGCGGGACATTGGACTACCTAAGCACCAGCTCTGTCGGTTTGACCGGAGCCCGGCTTGGCAACATCACCTGGACTCAGTCGGCTGACACACTGATTGTCTGTCATCCAGACATTAACCCAGTCAAGATTGTGCGTGGCGCAACTGACGCCGATTGGACGGCTAGCGCGTTGTCTTTTGACAGCATCCCAAAGTATGCGTTCACCATAAGCGCAAGCAACCCAGCCGGGACGCTTACGCCATCTGCCGTGTCTGGCAAGGTTACGCTGACAGCCTCAACCGGAACTCCGTTTAGCGCCTCATCGGTTGGTCAGTACATCAACGCCAGCCCGCAAGGCCGGGCTAAAATCGTCCAGTTCACCAGCTCGACTGTTGTGCAAGCGATTACAGAGTTCCCGTTTTTTAACACCTCGGCAATTGCAACTGGCAGCTGGGAGCTTGAGACCGGGTATGAGGCAGTATGGTCGTCAACTAAAGGCTGGCCGCGGTCGGTTACATTCCATGAGGGCCGTCTGTACTTTGGCGGCAGCAAGTCCAGACCTTCGACCGTATGGGGTTCAAAGGTTGGGCTGTTCTTTGACTTTGAAGCGACGGAGGGCCTAGACGATGACGCAGTGGAAGCCACACTGGACACGAACACATTTAACGCCATCACGGATCTTACCTCTGGCCGCGATCTCCAGATTTTTACAACGGGTGGTGAGTTTTATTGCCCGCAAGAAGGGCTAGAGCCAATCACGCCTACCAACTTCTTTATGAAGGCGGTAACGCGCAATGGCTCGCAAGAGGGAATCCGAGTTCAGCAGCTTGAGTCTGGCACGCTTTACATCCAGCGCCAGGGCAAGTCGCTCAACGAGTTTGCCTATACGGACACGCAAGCAACTTATGTGTCGTCCAAGATTTCGCTACTGGCCGGCCATTTGCTCAAGGGGCCCACACGAATGGCGCTTCGCCGGTCAGTAGCAACCGATGAGAATGACCTGTTGCTAATCACAAATAGCACAGACGGCACTATGGCTGCCTTCTCGCTACTGCGCGCACAGAATGTAATCGCCCCGTCAGAGTTTGTAACTGACGGGCAGTTCATAGACGTCGGTGTTGATATCACTACGATTTATAGTGTGGTCAAGCGTACTGTGAATAGTGCGACAGAATACTATGTCGAGATCTTTGACGACACGGTGCAGACCGATTGCTGTAAGACTGGCGGGGCTGGGGCGTCTGTCTCAATGTCCCATCTTGTCGCCAAGTCCGTTGAGGTGATTCTTGATGGTGCGTTGCAAGAAAACCAGACTGTGCCCAGTGGCGGGACTGTGACATTCCCGCGATCGGCAGCAACCTCATATCAGGTTGGCCTGAATTACAACGTCAAAATGGTCACAATGCCTGTTGAGCTAAAGCTGCCTTCCGGCTCACGGCTTGGATTCCGCAAGCGAATTGTGGAAGTAAATGCCATAGTTAAAGATAGTCAGTATATGAAGATTAACGGGATTGATATCCCGTTCAGGGCTTTTGGAGCATCCATATTAGACGACCCGATTTCAGAGTTTACTGGCACAAAAACATTGCATGGCATCTTAGGGTATACCCAGGATGGCAAGATTACGATCGAGCAAGACGAGCCCCTAAAGCTCATTTTGCTCGGCATGGAATACAAAGTATCGGTTCACCAGGGGACTTGATATGGAAGTCATAGCAGTAGCAGCGGCGGTAGTAGGCGCAGTCGGATCATACCAATCCGGTGTTGCGCAACGCTCGCAATATAACCTCCAGGCAAAGCAAGCAACGCTTGAGGGCGAACGTCGAGCGATTCAGTATCAACAGCGTTCTAACGACATCCTGCGCCGCGTTCAGGCTAACAACTCAACATTGGCTGCACGCGCATACGCCGGCGGCATTGACCCGTTTAGCGGGTCACCAGACATCGTCCGTGCCGCAAATGAAACCGTGGCCGGCCGAGAGTACGGAAGACTCCTGGCTGACGCTGATGCTGCGCTGCGAGGCGGTCAGTTCCAAGCGCAACTTTATGAGCAAGCCGGTCAGACTGCCTATCAGCAAGGCATCTTTAGCGCCGTAGGAAAACTTGGCATGGCCGCAGCTCAAGTTAGCGGTTCGTCTTCTGGCAAGCAATCACCAGCTCCGATTGAAAGCCGCGAGGCTGGTTTACCTAGGTATCAAAGATAATGGCACGCGATCTTCCACGCTTCCAGCCGTCAGGGGTTGTCTCTGCCGATATCCCGCGCCTAGACTTTGCCAATGTCAGAGAGTCGGCAAGGGCTTCAGCTTCAATGTCAGAAGGTCTTGACCGGATCTCGCAGTTTGCCTTTGGCCAGGCGGAGAGACAAAGAAAAGAAGAGAACCGCATCATTGGAATCCAGATGCGTTCCGAGCTGGAATCCGAAGTACAAAGAGAACTCAACAACCTAGACATTCAGGTTGAGACCGGCCAGATCTCAAACTTCAATGAGATTCAGTCTAGGGTTCAGTCGCTTCAGGGATTGGCCCGCGGCCTGGCCCAGGTTGACCCAGACCAAGCCAATGGTCTGATGCTGTCAATAAACAACGGCGGCAAGGCCCTGCTTAAAAAGTCTAGCGACATTTTGGTCAAAGCCTATGGTGCACAGCAAGATGTTCGTACAGATCAAACCATCAGCACGCTGCAATCCAATCTGCAATCGCTGTACGCATACGAAACCGATCAGGAAGCAATCTCTCGGTATGAGGCTGGCGCCCGCAACATCGCATTTAGCCTGGCCGCCCAGAACCCGCTGACGCTTCCAAAGAAGCTAGACGACTTTGAGAAGGCCCGGCTTGCTGCCCGCGATGCGGCAATGACGAATTATTTTGTTTCAACCGAGTTTTCCACTCGCCCATCCGAATCGCTTGCCAAGCTGCGCGCCGGGGATGCCGGCAAGTTCAGCCCGATGTGGCAGACAATGGACGAGGGCCAACGGGATGCTGTCGTACAACGGATGTTAAAACGCCAGGCTGATGACTTACAAGTCATTGACCGTGACAACAAGCTGTCAACAGAGCGTAACCGCGCCAGTAACTACGTTGATTACAATGAGTTCTATCTTGGCAGAATTGGCGGCGATGAGCTGCTCAAGCGTATGTCTGCCCGCGGGTATATCCCAGGACGGGAGGAGCTCAAGCAGATCCGTGAAGGCGACATCCCTGGCGCACCAGACCAGTATTTCGGTGGGCTAGAGTTCAAAGCCCGCCAAGGGCAAATGAATCTTGAGCAGGCTGACGAACTATTCCGCGAGCGCCGCATTTCGCTCAAGCAGCGCAACACGCTATTCGGCCTGATTGACAAGACCGAGCGCCCAGAAATGGCCAGGGCTATAGACTTTAT